GCGCGTTTAAACGCGCGCGACTTTTTAGCTATCAATCGCGGATAACGAACCCGCTAGTGTCGCCGCGCGCGGCACCCTTTGCTTTTAGCCCTATGATCACGCCTTGCGCGTCGCCCGGTCGCCAGTCGCTTAAATCGCCGTCGGCGACGGTATACCCTTTATAGGTCTTAGGTAGTTGTGCGAAGACAGCGGCGACGTTGCCACCCGCGTCTAAGACCTTGACACAATCGCGCCAATTATTTTCGGAACGTGAAAAGGTTAGGTGATAGGGGTTTGCTAGCGCGCGTTTCAAGGTCTTAGTGTAATCGTACGGGGTGACGTTACCCGCTAGCGCGTACTCAATTATCGTCGCGCCGTCGTAGGTCACCCGCTCCCACGGAATATCGCTAGTAGCATTGAAACGCACACCCGCGCGCAAACCTAACTTTTCGGCTTTATGAGATAGTTGCGCCAAGTCGGCGATTAACAGCCTGTTAAATGCTACCCGGTCGCCAAAATAGAATTTAGTCTTAGCAATGCGCGCGCGTTTTTTACCAGCCATGTACGCCGGGTTACCCGCTGTATGTAAACATGCGACCGAACACCCGGGCGACCGACTAGGGCAAACTTCAAATCCCGATAGGCGCGCGGGTGCAAGGTGTAGGGGTGCGGTTAAAATCCCGAATTTCTGATTTTTCGCCGTTTTAGGGTTATCATCCGGTTTTGAAAGTAGGAAGGGTCGCGCGGCGACGTTGACCCCATAAGTCGCGGCGATTAATTTTGCGGTTTTTAATTCCATGTCGCTACCTTTCAATTTAGCGTGGGGTTATTCCCGAAAAGCGGCCCGCGTGTTGCGGGCCGCTTAAAGTGAATTATCCGACTTCGCAAATTGTATGGCAGATAGGGCAGTCGAATGTGCCGCGAATTTCCAGCCATTTGTTGGTGGTTCTGAAGATCATCCCACAGTCAACGTCACAGCATTTAGCTTTGAGTAGGCGCGTTGACTGCCGCGTGCGACTGTCTAAGTCCAGTTTTGCGTGGGGAAAGCGGCCCAGCTTCTTGACGATAGTCTTTAGCTGTTTCGTCAGCTTTTCGCCCGCGACCGTTGCCGTCATCTTGCCAGTTAATCCCAGCGCCAACGCCAGCTTGCGAAACGGGCCTTTGTGCCCGCACTTATTCCCCACGCTGGCGTGGACTAATTCATGCGTCAGAATGTCCAGCGCCTGGACAGGTTTATCAATGACCATCGAAATTATTATTTCGACGGTTTTGTCCGCGCTTGCTTCAGGTGCCCAACATTCCCCTACGCGCCGCTTGGAAGAGCGGCCCGCGCGCTTGCTAGGCGGGCCACAGGTAACGCGAACCCTCTTAGGGATGGTTGCACCTTGCGCTTTGAACAGCGGGCGCAATTCGCTGATGGCATTTTCGAGATATGTTTCCCTATTCATGGTCGCGCCCTCCACCAACGGCGCAATAGGTCATTGCGGAGGTAAAGGGTATCGCGACCGCGAATGTTAGGAAGGGTAGCAAACCGCCCAGTGTCCCCGGATCGCCGTAGCAGAAAAGATAAGCTAGGGAAGTGATGCCGAACGTGTAGGCCGTCAGGGTGATTGTTATCAGCGTGGTCATTGTCTTTGTCCCTTCAACAGAGGTTTGCGATTGCGTCATTTAGCTCTTCGCGGATTTCCCAATAATCCGCGCCGCTTCGCGCCGCTATCAATTTCGCTTGGCGCGTCTCTTCGTCTGACGCAGCGCCCATACCTTCATTCTCATAAATGACGACGCAAGCGCGCGCCGCTGTTTGGACGGCGTATTCTTGCGCGTCAGCCTTGTCGCTTTCCGACAGTGTGGCGAATAGCTTTTCTCCCTTGGCGACATTCTTTGGCGCGCAAGATGTGAGAAGCCAGCCAGCGCGGGCCGCGTTGTAACTCATTTTCTGTCCCGTTGGCGTTGTCACTTGTATCGCGTTGGTCATTGTTTGGTCCCTTTCACGTTTAAACGATTATTTCTTTTAGTGACATTATGTCACCATGTAAACCCGCTAAATTAAATTCATTCTTATTTGGTTAGACGCGGCGCTGGCGGAAATCTTACCGACTGATTTGCGATTTGTTTAAACGTGGCGTATTTTGGCGCGCATCAATCGCTTGGCATTTATTAAAGGACTATCCATGTCCCGCAAAAAGGGAACGCCAAACAAGGTAACAACGGATATCAAATCAGCCATTGAAAGCGCGTTTCGTCAGAAAAACGGAAAGCGCAACGCGTACCTCTTAAAATTGGCTGATGATCATCCCGCCATATTCTGCGCGCTGGTGGCGAAATGTGTGCCTAATCAGGTAGCCCTAGACGTTAAAATCCAGCTTGACCTTGGCGCTGCAATGCTGCGCGCTGAAGAGAATGTTAAACGTCTGGCGCATACGATAGAGCATGAGCCGATACCCGATACACCTAAGCCATTGATAACACACAGTAAATGACATCTAAAACATTTGCCATAATATAGGTTATGCGACAAACCTGGAATACGTCAATGTTATCAAGGTGTTACGGGACAGCGTTTAAACAGCGCCATTTATTGTGGCAAGGGGGGGTGTGGCGGGGGGACCCCCCGAAGTTTTTGTCAAAAAACTTCTTACTGTCCTGTCGAGGGCTGACCGTGTAAAAATTTTTGAAAAATATTTTTTGGTGTACCCGACACACCCCCCACAACCACCCCCGCACCCCTACAACCCCAACGCGCCCAACCATCACCGGAGTACCTAATGCCCAAGAAGCAACCCCACCCAGACGAAGAGCAACTCCTCCACAAGATGCTCTCGTTCGCGGATGACCCCTTGGGGTTCGTCCTCTTCGCCTTTCCGTGGGGGCAGCCCGGCACACCCCTGGAGTGGCACCAGGGGCCGCGCCAGTGGCAGCGGGACGCGCTGGTCAAGATGCGGGATCACATCAAGGCCAACCGGCGTAAGCAGAGTCAGGGACTCGATCCCGAACTGTTTAAACTGGCTAGAGCGAGTGGGCGCGGGATCGGCAAGTCGGCGTTCCTGGGGTGGATCGCGCTGTGGTTGTTCTCATGTTTGCCGTCGTCCACCGTGGTTGTATCGGCCAATACGGAGCAACAGCTTAAATCGACCACCTTCCCTGAGATCAGGAAGTGGGCCACCATGAGCATCAACAGCCGCTGGTTTGAACATAATGTCATGTCCCTGCAACCGGCTGAGTGGTTGACCCAGGCGCTCAAGGAGACGACGGGGTACGACGATGCGTACTGGTACATCCAGGCCCGCCTGTGGTCGGAAGAGACACCCGACGCTTATGCGGGCGTCCACAGCCAGATGGGGATGGCGGTGCTGTTCGATGAGGCGTCCGGTATTCATGGAGCGATATGGCCGGTGGCGCAGGGGTACTTCACCGACAAGACCGTTCACAGGTTCTGGATCGCCATATCGAACCCCCGCAACCCGTCTGGCGAGTTCTTTGAGTGCTTCCACGGCAACCGCGACCAGTGGGACCATGAGACGATAGACGGGCGCAGCGTCGAGGAGAACGACCCCGGCGTTTATGAGGACATCATCAGGCGCTACGGAGCCGACAGCGATGAGGCCAGGGTCGAGGTCTATGGGCAGTTCCCCCGGCAGGGCGATGAGAATTTCATGTCGCGCGGCGCAGTCGAGGACGCGGTGGCGCGGGGGTTGGAAGAGCCGCTGCCCGATCCCGGCTCTCCGCTGTTGATGGGGGTGGACCCGGCACGGATGGGCCGCGACAAGGCGGTGATCAGGTTCAGGCAGGGCCGGGACGCGAGGCTGATCCCGCCGCTGGTGTTTCCGAAGTGTACGACAGAAGAGATGGCGGAACATTGCGCGACGGCGATAGATAAGTACGGGCCGGATCATGTGTTCATCGAAGGGGACGGCGTGGGCGGGCCGGTGGTCGAGTTGTTGAACAAGGCCGGGTACAAGATCATCGAGGTTCTGGTCAGCAAGGCGGCGCAAGACCCGACGACGTATTATCTGCACCGCACGGAGTTGTGGGGGCG